CCCTGTGGGCTAAACCGGCCATCAGCTTCCAGCACATCGTTCAGGATGAAGTTAATCAGGACAAAGGGGTCAGAGTCGGGTATGCCTTCAATCCCCTCGGGGAACGCTTGGCCTGTGGCCGAGATGCGTATGCCTTCAACCGTCTCGGGGATCGCCTGACCTGCAGCCGAGATGCGCTGACGAGCCTCAGACTCAATCTCGCGCGCAATCCGCTTGGCGTCGTCCAGGTCGTAGAGCAGCCGCCCAGGGAGAGCCTTCTTCTGATCCGCTCGTAGCGCGAGGCTCTGTCCCTCCCGACCGAGGATCTCGCTAATCTCCAGCTTCGAAGCGGCCGGAGCGCGGGCGCCGATGAGGGCGTTCAGCCACTGAAGAAAACGGTCAAGTTCTACTGGGTCCACGCTATCTTCCTATATCGAGGAGTTACCAGCCACGAGCAAACTGTAGTTCAAGTGCCCTAACGTCACTCAACGGCCTATCCCCTTCGCCTTCCCAATCTGAAAAGAGTACGGCGCAACGGTAGCGCTCAGTAAATCCGCTACCAGGCGCAACTAATGTGATGCGCCAAAGCCACTTTACCAGCCGGATGGAGGGGCGGGCAGACTCCGGGAGACCACGACCCACGCTTGCCCACCTTGCATGTCCCAAACTAGCGAGTATTTCCAGGCCAGCCGCACTAGCTTCCCAGGGCAAGTCACCACGCTCCATGGACTCTGGCCAGTAGAAGTGACGGTACTGCGCTTTCTCTTCCTCCGGGGAGGGGTCAAACTCTTTCATAATCCGACTAACTGTTCGTGCAGACGGAACCTTCCCAGCTATTTGCTTCCTATGGTCGTCAACCTTCTTCTCCGCCTTCTCCAGAATTGTTATCATCGATGGCTGCATAGCAGAATCTATCTCCCTATATCAGTGAGCCTGACATTGTGGCGGCGAAGCAGATCGGCCATCGGCGGGTCAACTCGGCGTCGGGAGCCGGGAACCGCAGTGGCGGGCGCCGCCCGGGGCCGCCGCTTACGGAGCTCCAGTATCTCGTCCACGATGTTCTGCACTGTCTGCTCAGGCTGGCTCAGTGGCATCTTGGTCCCTCTCTACACAGGAACGGTCTGTCTTTTCCCGGGCGGAACTGGGATTTCTGGCGGGGGTAATGGCGGGACACCCTCGAACTCGGGCCACTTTTCAATCAACCCTTGTTCTGTGTCCTCACGGGCGCACTCATATTCTGCGGAACCCTCTTCAGAGCGCCAGGGGGCAAACGCGAGATACCATTCGATCCCTCTGACCCCTTCGATAGGTCGGCCCCCAATCCGTTCCCAGGCCGATAGCCATGCTGCACAACGGTAGCGATCATCGAAGCTGCAACCTGGGGCAGCTACTTTGACTCGCCAGAACCACTTTGCTAGCCCGATGGAAGGGCGGCCAGCCCCTCGGAGGGCCGCGAGTAATTCAAGGGCAACCTCGCTAGCCTCCCAGGGCAAGTCGCCGCACTCCATAGACTCGGGCCAGTATAAGTAGCCCGGCTTCTCTTTTGTCACGTCTATAGCCTCCCTGGCTTGGCCACCTGGTCGGTGAGTGGCTGCATCAGATCTCGCACAGCGGACTCTGGACCCATGGGGCTACCCGATTCGCCGTTACGTCTACCGTCCCGCTGGGCTGTCTCCTCATCCTCGCTCATTGAGGCATCGAGGGCGTCGGGGTCTACGTCGAGGCGCCGGGCCGCCTCAAGAGCCCTGAGTCGGATGACCTCCGGGTGCCTCCTGACGCGCTGGTTGTCCAGTCGCTCCCTCTCCTGGGAGATATTCTCCAGCCGCGCATCCTGTTCCCAGTAGGTCTCGTCGGACTTGAGCTCGAGCTGGAACTCCCGAATGCCTAGCTCGCGTTGCTGGAGCTGCATGGCGGGGTCGAGGTTCTCGAATGTGACACGAATCGCGTGGGTGTGATATATATCAGCAGGCTTGACCATTCGGCCCGCGACCCCGATGGGCTCCTCCAGCAGCTCTACGAGCCGCAGAACGCGGGATGTCGTCACGGTGGCAATGTGCTCCATTTGGCGAGTGGGACCGGCGAATGTCCGGTTGCCCGCATTGCTCAGGATCGCCTGCTGCCCAACGGTGGTCACGCCGGGCTCCCGGTAGCCGCCCAGCGGCTTGGGATAGCTGCCCTGCTCAATGTCCTGCGCCTGCTCCCGGCCCACCTCCATCATCCAGCCCTGCATCGCCGGCGTAGGCATGAGCCAGTAGTCGCCATCATCCCCCACCACGATCCCCTCGTTCGCCATCTGCCTGGCCAGCTCAAACGGGTCCTTATTGGTCCCAAGGTTGGTGTAGGCCGCCCGCATCAGCAACGTGACTTTCGCAGACGCGGCCTGGGCCTGTACCTTCAAGCTGTCCCGAATGGGGCTCAGAAGCCCGACGGCCAGGTAGACCGGATCGAACTCCTTTCCAGAGGGCACAATGCCAAAGCCGGCAAAGGCATGAGAGAAAGGGACGAACCGGGCCGCATTTTTCTCGACCCAGAGCATCTGCTTTTGGTCGTCGGTCATGACGGCGTGCCAGTAAGGGGTCCACCAGTGGACCACATCAACAGGGTCGTACTGGCCCCGACCGGTCAGGTTGAGCTCATGACCATACTGGCGAAGCCGGCGCTTCTTGGTCAGGGAGAGCTCGTGGAGACGGCCCACCATGAAGGTCTCGTGTTTGATCGCCAGGGACGGCTGCTTCTCCAGCGGGTCCATAAGGACTTGAGACGGGTGAGTGGCCCTTATCCGCACTGGGTTCCAGTCTCGGGTCTGGGCGCCGTAGATTGTCTTCCGCTCAGAGTAGTCATCGTCGGACTCGCCGTCTTCCAGGTCTTTCAGGACGGGCTGGCCCTCATAGCTCAGGGTCGGGCCTTCGATATTGGTATAGCCGTAGTGGATGAGGTGCCGCCCAGCCTGCTTCCACGTGAGGGAAGTGTCGTGGATAGCGCAATCTTCCAGCACGGCGCTTAGGCCGACCTCCAGGCGGTCTGCCGCCTCCTTATGCGCCACGGAGTCGCCTACAGGCTCTCGGCGAATGCGTGGATGGAAAGCCAATTGGACATTAGAGGCGTGGTCGATGATATTGGTTGCCGTGGACGGGCGATATGTCTCCCGGTCCTGGACGGCGGCGGGCCAGAGGGGGAAGGTCCGGTGGTAGTAGTTATCGAGATCCCCCCACTCTGCATGGGCCTTGTTCCAGACGCCCTGAAGGTAGTCGTCAGCCTCGGTCAGGTCCTGCTCGGTGGGCCGCTTCTTGTGGTCAGGCAATAGAGCTCTCTTTCGCCGGAAAGGGTGGGTGCATATAGACCGACGCCTCTACCGGGTCTCCTCTCTTGCTCAGGAAGTCCTCTATCATGTGGGGCACCTGGGGGTTCGGGTCTTTGCCATCAGATGGCACGGAGAAACAACCCCAGCACCATCCATGACCAGTCGAGATACACCAGGTAATCTGGGTCGCCTCGTCAGTGTAGAGGTGGGTCCGGTCTTTGCAGAAGACCTGGCACGCATGCTCCGCCTTGTGGTCAGGCATTGTCTATCTCGATGTTCCTCGACCAGTATATGGGGGTTCCATCGTAGTTGGGCTTGGGACGCCGGATGCGCAAAATCCTTTTCCACCACGATGGGCGGGGCCACTCGCTGTATCGCTCGCCCTTATGGTCTGCCTCAAGGAGCGCTCCGAGGGCATTGAAGTGAGGGCCGACAGTATCAAGCATTGCGCTACCACCTCGCTGGGAGGGCCGGTGTGGCTCTCCCGCCAGAGCTGTGTACCTGCTCTCGGGCCTGTAGCGCGATCCCAACGGCAGTGGGGTAGTCGTCGTGGGCGCCTGTCATGGCCTCTATCCTACCATTCTTCTTCGGGTTCCGTATGAGGGAGTTGAACTGATCCAGACCACGGCGGTTGGGCACCGTGAGGGCGCGGGAGTGGATCGCCTCCATAACGCCAGCCCAGAGGCTGTACCGAGAGCGCTCGTCGGCGTGCCACCCGACATACCGACCGCCGCGCCGGTCCTGCCGGTGATATAGCCTGGGATAGCGCTCCGCCCGGGCCGCCTTGATCGTGATCTCGCCCCACTCGTTGTCCTCAATGGCCCAGATGGGGTTTCGGAACTCGGCGAGCATCTGCATTGTGTGCCACGCCAGCATATCGGGAGACAGCAGGTTATCCAGGATGTCGGCCACGACATAGCCCGTGTGGGCCTCGATCAGCACCGACGCGGAGAAGTCGGCGCCAACCCCGTGAGAAGTGTCGGTGCCACACATATAGCGCCCCCCGACGCGCCACTCTCGGTAGATATTGACAGGGCCATTGGTCCTCACGGGCTCTCGGCAATCGAGTTCCATGTCGCGCAAATACGCCTGGGTAAAGGCAGATAGAGCGGCAGACGGCGCGAGGGCTTCGGAGTCCGACCCGGGGAACTCCTGCTCCATATAGAGGTCGGGGGTCATATCGGTGGTGGCGGGGATGGAGGCGCGAGTGCGCTCATACCACGCCTGATCCCGACCAGGCCGAGCGTGCCAGGGGATGAAGATACGATGCCAGCCGTTCTGAGGAGCGTTGCGGTATATCTCCTTGAACGGGCTTATCATTACCTTCTTATTCGACGTGGAGCCAACGATGATCTGACCGCCGGCCGAGACGGTGGGCTCGACCGCAATGAGGTTCTGCTCCAGATGATCGTGAAAGTCGCCTTCGTCCTGCACAACCAACGAGGAGGTCTCCCCACGGCCTGCGTCCTCCGTGGAGGGCAACGCGATCACCTTGGAGAAGTTGGCGCCTATCTGGATCTCGGACCGGGAGTCGGTTGTCAGCGGAAGCTGCCACTCTTGGGGCAGATTACGGTAGATGAACTTGACCTTCTGCAACAGGGCATAAGCCTCAACCTGCCCCTTGGACAGCAACAGAACGACCGACCCCTCCCGCCAGCGCAGCCACCACACGACATAGGCCGCGACGAGCCAGGAGAACCCGACCTGCCGCGCCTTCAGGACCACAAGCTGGCGATGCTCAGTAAAGGCTCGGGCGACCTCAATGAGATAGGCCCAGTCCTCAAAACGGACCTTACCGCGCAGGGGCGGCGGCTCCATGATGAAGATCACCTTGAGGAGGTTGAGAAATGACTGGCCGCAGAGGGCAAACTCCGCCCTCCCCTTAATCGCCTTCTCGGCGGCAGAGGGTTCTGGAGAAGATGCAGGGGTCAGGGTAGGAGGTACGGCGTTAGGGGCAGGCAATGCTGGTGATCCCATCTCCTTCGTCCCTTGTCTCAAAGTGCCAGAGCTCAGGGTGGATCTCCTCATCATACGTGCACAGGTGCTCTTCATAGTGCTCGGTCCTGCACCTTGGGTCGGCAACGTAACAGCGAACAGCATTTACTGTCGTTCGGCACTCCACCTCAACCCCCCAGGGCTCACTCACGATGTCGCCCCTCTCATACTCCACAGCCTCGATGTCCTCGATGTTCATGACGCGCTTAGAGCGATGGGAATGGATGCTAGGAATCCTACCCCTATGAGCCTCCCCGGGCCCTGGGTCCGCCTCCATGTACTTCGCCTGGGGGAATCGCTATATATGCGCGGCCTTACGCGTAATGGTCAGAGAGCCCTTACTCGCGCGTGGGAGGGGAGGGGTTCTTGCTCTTCAGGGCGCCTTGACGCGCAAAGGGATAAGATATTTTCATTGCGTCTGGTCACCATCGGCCTTACCTTCTCCGAGCGCCTGGGGCCATCCAGCTAAGGCGCGTAACTCCCTTTCGCTCAGGTTGGCCATCTCCGGGTGAACGTGCTCAATGCGACCGGCTACGGCTATCTCAGCGCGATCTATGAGCATGCCTTGGACCTTGGCCAGCACTTCCAGGGCCTTAACACGCGCTGAAGGGCTATCAGCGTAGTCGTTGGATGGGTCGCTTTCCTCAACGAGTCTAGAGAGCACGAGAACGGTATCGGCTTCTGCGGCTCTAGCTACTCTTTTAGCCAAAGTAGCCACTCTTAGTGTGACGTTAGGGTCGTGAAGAACGTGGAAGGCATCCACGCTTAGACCGTTACCATTTGCCTTCGTATCGTAGGTCTCGCGATAGGCTTCGGAGGCGTTACCGGTACGGACCACAGCATGGGCAAACGCCTCTTGTTTCTTTGTAAGCCCGTAACGGTTCTGTATACCTGACATAGTGAGAGCCTACCCTGCTGGTCAAGGCGCCGTCAAGTCTTGAGCCCTTCCCCCCCCCCTCCGTTGCTTCGCCCCGTCTGGGGAGACGCTACGCCATTTTGGCCCCCGTAGGATAGGGCCAAACTCTTTGGTGTAGCGTCTCCCCATCTTACGTGGGGGCAGGGGAGAGTGGTATTTGCCCTTGTCGTCCAAGCGCTACCCCTTGGGTCAGTCGCCTTATGCCTACGGCCGGCGACGCGGCGTAGCGTTGGACTGTGTCTTATGTTCATCGGGACGGTATAGCTCAGGGTGGTCAAAGGGGAATAGAATCCCCTGGGGGTGATTGCTGAATATCTGGGCTTACGGGGAGGTTGGTGTATTGGCCCATGCCTACAACCCCGCTACTGGGTCAACCTGCGCCAGTGACGGCCCCTGTGCCGTGTGGCCCCCTTCCTCGTTACGAGGTCTGTTCCCAGTAACCCACGCCATCTATATGACGGCGCCATTGGCATTGACGGCCAATGTACCAGCGCGCCAGTTTATCCTGTTATTGGCTACCAGTGGGCTTTGGGCGCCCCTGTTGGAATACTCTGACTTGATCGTCTGGCGCCTTACCGAGCAGCGATAGGTCAGGCGCTACGGCGCCGTCTAGGAGCGTCGTGGGCTGGGCGCTGCCGGCACCACGGTCTCTCATGTACTGGTCAACCCCTGACCGGGCGTCGTACTGGCTGTCAGCAGGCCCACGGTCCCGTAGCACCCTAGGCGGCGCATCCTGGGCCATGAAAGCCTTATCTGCTAACCGGAGGGCACCCGCGATTAGCATTCGCGCCTGACCGGCAACGCTCATCTTGTTCAACTCCGCGAGCTCTGCCAATTCACCGTAGAACTCGTCCGATACCCGCATGCCTATTTCTCTTGACATACCTAGACTCTATCACGTCACCTTACCCATGTCCAATTGCCAAACTATTACCCCAATTAGGGGTTGACACAGTGTGTTAGCGCGTGTTATTGTATCTAGGACGGTGAGGATAGGAGCAATGAACATGACGAACAACCTAGATCGGACACTCAGGCTCAACAGGCGATTCCACGCTGGCGAAAGACACAAGGCCGATGGTCACCTGACAAGGCGGATGGGCTATTACGCTATGCCTGGGTGCAAACACTGCGAGCCGACCCGCAAGGCCCGTGATGGTGCCGAGTATGAGCCAGCCAATCACGGAGGTGACGCAATGGAACAAATGACGTTCCGCGACCCAGTAGAGGCGTTCGACGCCGCAATCCGCGAGGGTAAGCTTTCGGCACAACGTGGCTGGCTCCCGTATGCCGGCGACTACATGTACATGGGGACGGACGTTGACGGCATCGACCTGTTCAAGCACATTGACTCCCGCCAGTACCTAGGCATCGACCCAACCGAGTAGCGCCGCGTTGACACAATCACGCATGGAGGTGCGCAGATGGTCACGATACGGACGGACGGCACAGGCACGATGACGGACGCCAAGCACGCAGTAGACGAATCCGAGATGGGACCGTGGGTGGACGGCGTCTATGGCGTCTACATGGGCGAACACATCCAAGCCATAGCCGCAGCCCACGGATACGGTAATGGTCGAATCACTGGGCCAGACGACGGCGAAGAGTACACATGGGACACCGACGAAGCTGAAGAGTACATGCAGGCGCTAGCACCCGAAGGGTACTACTTCGGCTACTCGGACGGCTTCGGTGACTGGGGCCTCTGGCACATCCACGAGGACGACTCCGAGGCTTGCGCCGTTTGCGAGGGATAGCGTCAACACAATCAAACCTGGAGGTGCGCACATGCAAGCGCTGAAGCCATCCGCAACAAAGGGCGAACTTATCGCCTGGTGCCGCACGCAAGGCTATCACGTCTGGGTAAACGTCCTCTACTACCCAATGGCCGTCAAGGTATGCGGCCGCCTAAAGGCCGAAGCGCCACAGACGGACCCATCTATCGGCCTAATGGACGATGACACCTACGTCGTCTGGTACAAGCCAGATAAGGCCCCCTGGGCGCTAGAGGCCGCCGCCGTCTAGCTTCTCCGTCCATCCCGGCTCGTTACGGCGGGCCGCAATGGGTCGATAAGCGTCAAACGCATGGAGGTGCGCACGATGGACAAGGCGAAACGATTGACTAAGGCCGAAGCACTTGGGCACTGGCGCGCCCTACCGGGGAACACGCGCACGCCAGCCCAGACGATGCGCAAAGTACCTTACAAGCACGAAGGGAGCACCTACGCACAAGATGGTATCCGCCTGACGGGCACTCGGGAGTTTATCGACTCCGTTCTAGCTACCCTAAAGCCGCTGCTAGACCGTGAGAATCACGTCGAACGACTCCAGCTGGTCTACTCGCAGTCGACCGACCGGGAGTCGGGGCACCCACTGGCGTCGTGGAACTGCTACGTCCAGGTCCACGAACGGGGCGGCGAAGCCCAGATGCTCAACACCTACTTCGACCGCCCCATCTCGTACGAAGCCGTGGCGTAACGCGCCGACACAATCAAAGCAAAGGGGTACACCATGACCACCGCAACGGCGACGTTAGGCGAGCTAGCAAGGGACACGGCAGCGCAATTCGAGTGGGCCGACAGAGATGACGGCACACGCTACGTTAGGCGCAAGGATACAGCCGAGGACTGGGTACAGGACCTGTGTCAGGCCGCCCATGGCACCATGTTCCCCGACGATCACCGCTACCGGCTCATTCTGGACGTGCTAGACCACTTGGCGGACTGCGACGTCCACAATGGGGATGATGCACACGAAGCCGTCCAGGAGATGGAGCCCGACCCCTACACTAGCGACTTGCTAGAGTGGGCCGCCAGCCATAGCGACAGGCTGGGCTATGCCGATGACGCCATAGCCCAAGGCACCGCCGAGACCATCACCGCCGCCCTCGGTCAAGGCCAGATGAACGAAATCTATGAGGTTGCCAACGTCGTGATCGAGCACTTGCAGCAACGCCTCTAGAAGCGCCCTGAAGAGCCCGTGGCAAGGGCGAAACCCCGCAAGGGGTCGGCGTAGCCAAAAGAACGACCGCAAGGCCCAGGCCGCAAGTGTACATAGTGGCTGACGGCTGACCGGACAAGTACCAGGCTCACCACGGGCGGCGATCCCGTTGACCGCCCGGAGCAATAAGCGGGGAACCTGACGGACACCGGACGGGCGAACGGTCTGGACCGACTGCCCGGGAGATGTCAGGGAGAAAAGGGCCAAAGGCTGACGTGAGCCCACTGTGCCCACGTGCACGACAATCACGACAGCTAGCCGGTAGGGAAAACCGAGACAATCACCCGGCGCCTGACTCTCCCCGTCAGCGGGGCGGGCGCCGCGAAACTACTGACAAGGTGTCAAGGATTATGGCAAAGCTACGATACAGATACCGGAACGGCAGCCCAAAGCAACGTACATGGCCCGGCGCCCACGAGTTCGCCAAGAGCCAGCGGTACACCATCCGACCGGACGCAATGGCCCGACAGCACCCAGTCAGCAACCGGCTCCGGTGGGAGCGGCTGACCGGCACGACGTTTGAAGCTAGAGTGTTCGAGCACGCAAAGGACCGCGACCGCAACGCCTACTGGAAACGTAGCTGCCTCACTATGAAAGAGCACGGCAAGGTCGACGGCTACGACTACAAGCGCCCTACCCGCCGGCGTAAAACGCGGAGTCAAGCTGGCCAGGCATCGGGGCCATCGCAATAGTACCGACCCGGCTCAGGCGGTAACGCCGCAAGACCGCCAAACGAAATGGAGACACCTATTGGACAACTACACCCTGTCAATCGCTGAGGTCGCCGAGTACCTGGGATATAAAAAGTGGACGGTATACAAGCGCATCCGGGAGGGCCAGCTTGAGACGATCCGCCTGGGCCCACGACGCCAGCGGGTGACGCGCGATAGCCTGGTGCGATACCTGGAGTCGATGCAGAAGAGGGACATAGCCCAAAAGTCATGTCCCGCCGACCCTGGAGGCAATAATCACCACTCAGACTGTGAATGTGGAGGTACGGGCTATGTCCCTATTTAGATGCATCCATTGCCCGAAGCGTCACCGTGTCCACCAATGGGAAAATGGTCGGCTAGTCTACTTCTGTCCTGGGGTCAAGGTATGGTTCCGTGCAGATGACTGAGCCCGTCGTCCTGCTGGAATGGCCCTATGACGCTACGGTACTGCACCCGCCATGCACGGGCGCTTCAAAGGCGCAAGTTGCTAAAAGGGACGTAACGCCGCGTTGACACTACCGGCACGGGAGGTGCGCACGATGGACAAGGACTTGTACGTGTTGAGCAACGGCGAGGGGTACATCTACCACGAACCGGACGAGCCAGATCACCATATCTGGACAGAACCGAAGCTAGCAGACGTCGCAGCCCAGTTGATGCACGAGGAAGGAACCTACGACGAGGGGGACGCCTTCCGTGGCCACCTCTACAAACTAGTCGAAGTCGACCACGACTTCACGTATAAACCGAAGGGCAAGAGGAATGACTGAGCCCGTCGTCCTGGTGGTGCGCAACGGCACCGTCCGGCTGGCGCATAAGCCCACCGAGGTGCAGGTCGAGGTGATCGACTTCGACATCGACGGCACCAAGGGCGTGAAGCTCTGCCGGTGCCACGGCCACGAACAGCACCTACATTACACCTGGTATCCAAGCACGTAAAGGAGGATGACATGACGCTAGACAAGGATCAGGAACTGATGTCCCGCGCTCAGGGCGGGGTAATGGCTAGGGAGCTAGAGGACGCGCTGAGAAAATGGGGCACAGACATGGACGACCTCCAAGAGCGCATCGAAGCCCTGAAAGAGCAGCTAGACAACGAAGCAGACGATGCGAAGAGCTACCGCAATGCCCTGGATAGTGTTCTTGACAAGCTCCGTGACCGCATCTCTGACCTGGAAAAGGAGTATGCCAGCACGGTAGGGAGATCGCTTAATACTCGTTCGGATCTCGGAGAGCGCATCGCCACCCAAGACGACACAGTAAGGAGGTTACTCGCTGCTCACACGGCTCTCAGAAACCGCATGGATGTCATGGAACAGATGCGGGCCGAGTACCGCCCCATCCAATACAGCGCCAGCGTGACGTTCACGGTCAAGGGTGTCCCGACACCGAAGTTCAAGGTCGACGGCCAGGACAGCGGCGCCTCGGCTGACGAGCTGCTGGACGAGCTCGACAAGGGGATCGCCAGGATGCTCCACACCTACAAGCTAGAGACGGCCTACGTTGCGGCGCCCCTCGCCCAGGCCGCCTACAGGAGAGGGAGCGACTGGACAACCAGCGCGTCAGGAGGCACCCGGAAGTCATCCGATGACGCCTCTCGGACTGTTAGCACCCTACCAGAAGCGACGGAGGACTCGGAATGATCGTGGCCCATGACCCAGGCGACTGCTACGCTGACGACCTTGAAGGGTATCCGTGCGACGAGTGCGGCGAGTGCGGCGCCTGCGTGGCGGATGATGATGGCAATGAGCACCCACATTACCAAAACTGTAGCCTCTGGGGCTACTACGTACCGGACGACCGGCAGGAGTGACGACATGAACGCCTACCGACCGGACGCCGCACCCGCAGGCCAGCTCCATATCGCGCTGTTCGATGAGCGCCAGTGCCGTCGCTGCGGCGTCCGGCTGGACACGGCCTTCAATGAGCGGCGTGTCTGCGGTCTCTGCGCCATCGCGCTCTGCCCAAAGTGCTGGGCTACTCACATGCACCAGGCTCCTGCCTAAAGGAGGCGGATGATGGCTTACGACGCGGCTGAAGAGCTACTGATTATCTGGGATGTCGCAGACATTATTGAGCGTTCGGAGGGTGGCGAATATGAGGCTTTCGCCGATGCCAAACAGGTCGCTACCGACACAATCACCACGGCTATCGCCCTGCTGCAGGTCATGCAAAACGACCTCAAGGGACTCAGGGCCTCCGACCTATGAACTCGTGTAAGCTCTGCGCCTGGTATCTCCGCGCTATCGAGCTGCACGCCGGCGCAGGGCAGGCTCGGCTCACCGCTAGGCTCGCATGGCGGCGGGCACTTGATGAGCACCGACGAAAGGAGAAGCATGAAGATCCAACGCGATAGGTCCAAATTCGGCCACATCATCCACGGCGGTATCGGGGTGTTCTGGCGACATGATGTGCTTTACGGCACTCCGCAGCGAATCGCGGTCATCTACATCTACCTGCCGTGGCTCCGGTTTCGCATCGACCTGACCCCACGGCGCAGGAGGGCGGAGTGAGTACAGAACTAGGCGACCCTGACATTGAGCGCTGCGAAGTCTGTGGGGAGTATGTGGACGCGCCGTGCAGTCCCTTATGCAGCTGTCCAGAGTGCCTTGACCTTGATGCCCCCGACGACGAAGAGGAGTCCTAATTCCTGCGGTGCCTGGCCGGTCGGGGAGTGGCCCCCAAGCCGCACCTCCACCCCACCGGTCAGCGCCGCTCCCTATGTTTCATCCCGCCTGAGCGGGAATCACAACAGGAGGTCGAGATGGCAAACGAGATCGCGCTAGTGAACCAGCTACCAGACGAAGAGACGTTCATGGAACGGAAGCGGCAGCTCGAGCGATTCCAACAACTGGTCCGAGAGCACCTACAGGAGGGCGTGGACTTCGGGCTCATTGAGGGAACCGACATCCGCATGGATCTGAAGAAGCCTGGCGCCCAGAAGATCGTCAAGCTAATGGGGCTGACCGCCACCTACCCCCGAGATCTGATGGTAATCGAGAAGGACTGGGCACAGGGGCTCTTCTCGTATGAGGTCATCTGCCAGATCGTGATCCCGGGCACTGAGCCCCCCGTCGTGATTGCCGAGGGCGTGGGAGAGTGCAACTCAATGGAGTCCCGGTATCGCTGGCGGCAGGGTAGCCGACGATGCCCCAACTGTAACGCGGAGGCGATTATCAAGGGCAAAGCGGAGTGGGGCGGCGGCTGGCTCTGCTGGAACAAGCGCGGCGGCTGCGGCGCAAAGTGGCCCGACGGCGCCGACGTGATAGAGAAGCAGTCGGTTGAACGGGTGCTGAACGAGGACATCGCGGACCAGGTCAACACGATCTTCAAGATGGCCAAGACACGCGCACTCCGCGACGCCGCAATTGAGGCCGGTCGCCTCTCCGACATCTTTACCCAGGACATAGCGCCAGACCCTGCTGCCGACGCACCCCAACGCCCCCAGGCTGCGACAGAACAGGCCCCAGGGCCAACGCAACCGCCCAGGCAGCCCCCTGAGCCCCCCGACCCGCCGCCAGGCCCATACCCGGTGGACGCCCCCGACCCGATCCAGCGTCAGGCCGAAGTGGACGAGGAGGAGAAGCGGGCGTGGCTGGCAGGAAAGGGGCGCCCGGACTTCAAGAGCAAGGCGGGCCTTCTCTACTACCACGCCAAGGAGGTGCTCGGCCTATCGCCTAGCGCGGTGTGGGATCTGCTTGGCACCAGGGCACTCAAGGCCACAGACGACCTCAACGTCCATTGGGACAAGCTCATAGCGTCGCGCACGGGCAAGACCAATGATTTCTAAGGAGGCCACCCTAATGGAACTTCACCAGCATTCAGAGAACGACCTAAAGAAGTTTGCGGACTGCCACATCCGGGCAGTGGCACAGGGCGACATCCCCCGACAGGTCCGCATCTTCTTCGCCTGCGGCTACGCCCTCTACTTCGAGGGGGATGTTGAAATCAAGTCACCCGTCTCGCTACAACAAGAGGCCACAATACTACTACGGAAGGTCCTCGGGGACAGTGCTGAGGCAGAGCTACTTTCCCCTAGCAAGGAACTGTGGCCGTAGCCGAGAGGAGCTATGCCGTATGACGCCAGCAGCGGTCCACGCCCCACATGGCGGGGTTCTGGCAGCCCTGGTCGTGCTCCGGTGTCGGGGCACCACAGGGTGGCTGCCGTACATGCCGCCCCTTCCTAGTCGTGGGCCTATGATGGCCCGGGCGGCCCCGCGTCTCGGTCTTGCGCTCCACCACCTTGGTCGCAATGGCGGTTGCCGAGCCGTAGTCGTGAAAGCCGCAAATAGGGCAGAGAGGTTCCTCATCACCACGCTGCACCATATTGGCTCCGCACCTAGGACACGCCACTGCCTTTGCGAGGAAGCGAACTTCAAGCGGTATACGTTGGCCCTTTTTCATAGAGGTAGTGTATCATAGTGCGACATCCCGTTCAAGCTAGGGGGCTCCATGATACGTGACCAGGTGTACACCCTGACGGAGGCTGCTGAGGTACTTGGGGTAAACCGCGTTACCATCCGGCGGTGGATAGCCGCTGGCAAGCTAGAGGCAGAGACAATAGGTGGCGTAGTCCTGATAAGCAGGAAGGTTATTGACCACTTAAAGACCGGGGGCGCTCGTTGGTATGTCCCAAAGTGACGACACAATACGGCTCCTGGCCAGTGTAAGGCGAGAGCGTCAGCGGGGTGTCGCAGCGGGGGCACATCGTTGATGAAGATACCATTATTGTGATCCTGACCTCGGTTCCAATTCGTACCTAATTCCCAATTCCCACCCTATAGAGACAGGAAAGTGGGAATTAGACCCACTTCCCTGGCGCATCTAGATGTTGAGAATCACCCCCGTGGGAATTGGCTCCACCGCATGGTACTGCGGTTCCCGGGTTCCCAATTCCCATTCAATTCCCATTTATGGTTCACCCACCTATGCGCAAAAAGTGGGAATCAAATGGGAATTGCCTATCTGAGAATGGCCCTGCTGAACACCCACCGTGGGAATTAGCTTTTCTGGGCTCTGATGCCGTAGAAAATCTGACGGCCAACGGTATCCACCACCATGTACTTCTTTGAGTTCTTCTTCAGGTGCCGGTCCACTGTGCTGGTTGGCACCCCGGTCTCTTTGCTGATCTCTACTGGACTGGCTTTCCCATAGAGCAGTACCCCATCAATCAGCTCTTCGGTGCTCAAGGACAACTCGGGGAACTCTTTCCCGTTCGCTCGACGGATTACCTGGAGTCCCGAGCGGTCCTCGGCAAACTCCAGCGCAAGGTATTCTGGTTTGCTGAACGCAACGTCGTTTGCCTTCACCATTTCCAGTTTGACTCCGAGTATATGATCTCGGGTCTCGCCCTGTAGACGGATCCCGATGTCCTCTCCCGCCGTGTAGCCGATGTTGCCGTATAGAACGCTGCTATCGTACTTGGGCGTGTGGCCTACGGCGAACCAGCAGGGCAAGGCATTCATCTCGTCAATGAAGCTGTTCGCTGTCGAGTCCTCCACCATCTTGCCGAGGCCAGCGCGGGTCACGGAGTCGAGGAACGTCACCAAGCCGGGGGTGTCGTTCGCCCGCTGTCGCATCTGGGGGGCGAGGGAACGGAGTGCCCTCCCCCGTGCGTGGATGTACTCCACATGGGAGCGGCCCTCAATACCAAGAGCTCGACGGATCGCCTGTTCCCGCAGCTCGAGCGACCTCCGTGACCGCTCTAGGCTAACGTACAAGACTGGTGAAGGCACGCACTTCCAAGGGGTTTCAAGACCCATTGATAGGCAGACAGCCATAAGCTGCATGATGTAGGACTTGCCGGCGCCTGGGGGGGCGAACATGATGGTGCCGGTGCCGTCATAGATGTAGGGATCCAGCAACGGTTGGAGCGGCTCAATCTTGGCGTCGGGGTCAAACTGTCCCACCTCTACCGTTCGCGTTTCCCAATTCGCAATGGTCCACAAGCACACCCGGTCCAGGTCGGTGTACATATCCTCAATGGGGTACGCCGCTTGGTCTAGCTGTGTAAGCCTCTTATGGGACCAGCGGGCCAGCTCACGGCGGTCCCCGTCCCGCTTGATGTTGCACTCGGTGAAGCCTAGGGGTCCAGTGCCGTTTGAGATGCCGAGCATCCCGTGTAGGCCGGTTTTCTCTCGCCGGATATCCTTGATGTCATAGACTATCTCGGTCTTGCTCCCCAATTGTTTGGTCCAGCTCACGCCGAGAGCCGAGAACTTCAAGTCCGTCAGATATTCCTCCAGCGTTGGCATCTGGCAGTACCCCCTTGCGATAGGCTGATTGGACTGTTCGCTCTACCTCGTTAGGGCTGAAATCCCCTTTGGCATAGTGTCGTTCAACTCGGAATTGCAACATCTCCAGCGCGTCGCGGTACGAGACCTTCGCTTCCCTGAGCTTGTGGGCCTCGACGTACAGCGACTTGTTACGGAACTCCTTCCCAACCTGTCCCTGCCACGGCGTAGGGTAGTTGGCCGGTGCTCGGGTGTTCGCCATCTCGAACCGCCCAGGTTGCTTCCGCATGAGGAAGTCCGCGATTGTGGCCCAGGTTGTGCCGATGGAGACCTCGGGATGCGGCTTGCCCTTCAACGCAACTCGGTAGCCAGGCGTCGGGGGCGCCGCTATCTGGGTTCCCTGCGCCTTGAGCTCTATCGTGATCACTTCCCCGTCCCAACGGACTTCCATACGGGACGAAGGGGAAGGCGATTGCTCCTGCACGTACAGATGGCTGCGGTTCCGAGCCGTCCTGATCATCAAGGGCGGCTTGGCTCCCTGGAGCATTGAAAGCAGGGTCTCGGTCAGCGGTACGGAGTCGATGTCAATGGCCGCCAGGTTGCTCGAGGCCTTACCCAGAACTATCCCGATGCCAGCAGCGCGGCCCCAGGGGAGAGACCGGAGAACCCCTTCGTCCCGCTCCAAGTTGCTCCAGTCCATCACGACTGGGCGCTTCGGGTATCCGCCACCGTCTAGGGCAAGCGGGTGCGTCATTATCCCGCGCTCAAGGTACTGGAGCCCGGCAGCTAAGAAATCTGGCATTTGACATTCATGGGTTAGTGGTGTATCGTACGGCACATCAGACGTAAGGCATACCTTACAGGAGAAAGTCATGGTCGTCAAGCCCCTAGAGCAGCATCCGGAGTCGGGGTGGTCTAGTGAGAGTGAGAGAGCAGTGCTAAGGGAACTTGCGTCATGGGCAGCCGAAGACGGCACCATTAGGGTCAACCAGACGCAGGTGGCGGAGGCGACGGGCTACTCACGAGTAATCGTTGCGAGAGCCTATGCCGAGCTGGAACGCCGAGGCTTTATCCACCGCGTGGCGTTCGGCCAATACACGTTCGCAAAGAAGCGCTGATGTCACTCCTCACTGAACGGGCCTTCATAACGGAGTACCTTGGCATAACCGGAGATGAGCCTTGCTTTCTGTGCGCAGTAGACTTAGGGGAACCCTCGTTGGGGAACCCTGTCATCCATTGGATGGGATCACAGGGGGATATCTTTTTCCATCGTGACTGCGTGCCTAGCTTCTGCCGCCGAATACTCCAAGACTGGGAACGCAGGGGGCCTGGATGACCGACGTACCAACATACCCAGACAGCATCGTGCTGGACGTGACGGCAGAGGACATTGAGCGGGGCAGGGCGGAGGACGCCCATAAGTGCCCGCTAGCTCTCGCGGGGAGAAGAAGATTCCCTGGGCTGAGGGTCGCTGTATTGCCGAACTACTTCTGCGTTAGACACTGGAGGGACAAGGCCGCACTCTACTCAGCGAGCCACAGGATGGGTCAGTATATGAAGAGGATTGACGCAGGCAAGCTGGTACAGCCAGCACGCTTCCGGCTGAGGAGGACGGCGTAATGCAGATCATTGGCGCCGAGTGGACTTCGGTGGTGAACATGCTGCTGATTCAGTGCGGTTGCGGCGCTCGGTTCAAGCATCGGGCTGACCGGCAGCACATCCGGTGCAAGTCTTGCGGGAGCTATGCGAATCTGCATCAGTTAAGGGAGACGACACCATGACGACGACACAGAAGAGCCTGGCGGACCGCACCCTATGTATCTGTGGTGACGAACAAGACGAACACGAAGCACCTCATGGCTATGGTAGGTGCGCAATCGGAGATTGTGACTGTGGGCAATATGAGGCCGCACAAATCAAGAGCCTGGCGGACCGCATCCAGGCGCTGGCCGAGAGGACCAAGTCGTGCTCTGGAGGAGCCTGCGTCCAAGGTAAGGTTCTCGTGGTTAGCCCAGAGCCTCACAAGACTAAAGAGCGTGACTGCTGGGACTGCCACGGCACCGGCACCGTATGGATGTACCCGCCGCTGCGGCTGGAGTGCCTAAGCCCACAGTGCCAAAGCCGAGACTGGACGGTGAACGCCTCAACCGATGCGCTGCTGGACGCCGCGGACAGCACGAAGGTCATTGCCCTATCTGTGGGCCTTACCCCACCAGGGTCGAAGGAACAGCTACGAGAGAACCTGGTCGAAGAGCTGGAGGACTTCGCAGAGGAGGCGCCATGACCCAACTGAGCGACGCTGAGGTCCTGGTGCTGTATCGGCAGTGGTGCGAGGAATACTGGAGAGCGGGGTTCCTCCATCCCGCCGAGCACTACGTCGCGGCCTTCCGCGCATGGATTGCGAAGAGAAGCCCCAAGGGGCCAGCAGAGGGCTTCGAGGGTGATGTGCTGGCGGAGTACAGGAGACAGGAGGCGGAGGAATGACGCACCCTTCCGCACAACCACAGGATCTTGACGATGAGCCGGTCACGGGCCTGTCCGTGCCCGAGTGCTGTCCCGCCGGCGCGTGGATTCTGACCGTGTGGAATGACCAGTCCAAGCCCGACCGGGACCGGACCGGGGCCCTCCACGCACTCATCGACCACCAGAAGCAGTTCCATCCCGACCTCGTGAGGTTGATGCCATGATGCAGACTGGCAGGACTACCCGGATGCTCGCAAAGGCTATCACTGTGGCAAAGGAGGGCGCCTTTGTGCTTGTTATCGGCGCTGACCACGCTGAGTCTAGGCGACTACTTCATGCCGCAGCCGAGCTTGCGAAGGGCGCCGCCGTCGTGGAGAGCGTAACGATCTCGAAGCTCTACGTAGTACGAGGTGGCGAGATCAGCTTTGAGCCGCCGGGTCGCTTGGATTGGGGGTCGCGCACGCTACCAGGCAACACTTCCGCCGTCGTGTTTATTGACCACTTCGCTCTTGAGCAGAAGGCCGAACGACTGCGCGCGGAAGTGCGCCACATTAAACAGCTAATCTCCAGTCTGAGTACGGAATCCCATCGGTTCGACTCATGATCTTCCTCACCTGGAGGTTGCGTTGTGAGTAAGCCGCGCATAGCCGATCTATATTGTGGCGCCGGCGGAAGTGGCATGGGCCTTTCCCGGACAGGCTTCGAGGTGGTGGGCTTCGACATTGCGCCGCAGCCGCGGTACCCCTTCGAGTTCCACCAGCAGGACGCCTTGAACGTCGACCTGTCGAGCTTCGACGCCGTGTGGGCCAGCCCGCCGTGTCAGCGATGGACACGTGCCGGGAATGGTGCTCGCGCCCAGGGCCGAACTTACCCAGACCTCATTACGCCCACAAGGGAAAGGTTTTTACAGGCTGGGCTACCCTGGGTTATAGAGAATGTGCTTAACGCCCCTGTCCAGCCACACGTCATGCTCTGCGGCAAGATGTTTGGGCTGCGAGTCTATCGACACCGACTATTTGAATCTAGTGTCTTCATGCTTGCCCCGCCGCATGAGAAGCACTATGACCACATGAAAAAGCAGGACGGGAAGTTTAGCCCAAAAGGCTTTATCTCTGTCGCTGGGCATTCGCCACGAAAAGACATTGCTGCATCCGTTATGCAAATAGACTGGATGAATCACAGCGAAATAACCCAGGCTATTCCGCCCGCCTACTCCGAGTTCCTGGGCCTCCAGCTGATGAACCACCTAGAAGCAGGCGCATGACCGAGCACCGCCACACGTGGCTGATCCCGAGGCCGAATGGTAAGCGCAAGACGCTAGGCACCTGCACCGGCTGTCCTGCCGAGAGGGTGATGTACAACTCGCTGGAAAAGGACTACGGGGCCTGGGAGAAGATATGGCGTGAGCCAGGCTCTCCCTATCACCTCGGCACCAGCATGAAGGGTAAGGGCAAGATAGACTCGGGATAGGCGTGAAGGAGGCGACAATGGAAGAGGCGCGAGCAGAAATCCTTGATAACCTACGGGCCAAGGAACTCCAACAAGAACTGAAAGAAGACGACCGCAACTCAGAAGTCCGCGTGGACTTACTAAAGGCCGCCATTAACAACTTATTGCTTCGCCATCTCCCAATTGATCTGACCATCATGGAACTGGAAGCCATAGCTCTAGGAATCTTCACGATCATTACTGAACCGCGCAGGTTCCTCAAATGACGGCAGAACCGCAGTTCCTGGGGGAGGTCGTGGTCCCTGGCGCGCCGTCCGGTCTAGCCCGCCCACGTCTAGGCGGGAGCCACTTCTACTCCCCCGACGTGGGTGGCTTCAAGGCGCGGGTGGCGGACTACGCCCACACTGCGGGCCTCCGTGAGGTGGACAGCCCGATCAAGCTCCAGGTCACGATCTTGCGACGTATCCCCGCCTCTTGGTCTAAGAAGAAGGCCAACGCCATGTGGGGCAAGCCAGTCACCACGATCCCTGATTTGAACAACATCGTGTCGGGTATCTGCGACGGGCTCCAGGGCATCGCATTCCACAACGATAAACAAGTCGCGGTAATCGAGGCGAGCCGCACGTGGGGGGCCACCGACGGGACGATCATCAAGCTATGGGGGCTCAATGCAACATGATCCCGTACTACCAAGATCCCGATGAGGATTTAGAGCTTCGCCCCGAAGTAGAGGCAAAGCTCATAAAGTCCTTGGAGACTCCCGATAGCGCGATGCTTTCTTCTGACGAAGCCTGGCATAGGACAGGAGGCACCATGACAACGGTACAGGAGCGAGTACAGGCAGGCGTGGCGTTTCTGAACGAGCACCAGCCCGGGTGGAGCAAGCGCATCTCTTTAGCCGAGCTAGACCTTAGCAACTGCGATAGGTGCGTACTGGGGCAAGTCTTCGGTAGTTTCGAGCAAGGCTTGGAGACACTGGATCTAGGCTATCTCTTGGCCAGGAACCTGGGTTTCAACAGTGACGGCGCCTACAGAAAGCTTACCAACGCCTGGGTCGAGGCCATCATGGCGCTGGAGGCGGCCCCATGACGAGGCGCGTACACCTTGAACCCCACGAGAACGTCCAGGCACCCCCTGGGAATTGGGGGGCCTGTCGACGGTGCCATCAATTCGGTGAGCTGGGCCAAGGGCTCTGTGTCAACTGCTGGGACAAGCGGGCCGAGCGCTCGGCCGCGACGGGGATTCGGGCGCCCGTGAGGAGGCGGTGAAATGACCACCCCCGTGTGGCAGATCATCCCGTGGGAGCTGCGGCCCAAGCCACGCCAGGCGAAGGCTCGCTTGGTGGCGCACCTGTACCGGCACCCGGGCGGTCCGTCAGGGACGCTCTGTAGCCTTGAAGGCGCCGTGGACTTCGAGGGAGTGCGGGTCACGGCGGGGGATGATGGGCGCCGGTGCCAGTACTGTTCAAGGCAACTGGAGGATTAGACGAATTAGGAGGACGCTATTGAACGACGACACGCTGCCGGAGATCCCAAAGGTGCTGAGGCTAGGCGGGTTCGACTACAAGGTGGTGGTTGACGATAACCGCACGCTGCTGGTAGATGGGCGGTGGGGCGTTACTGACGCAAACGCCCTGACGATAACACTAGACTCTGGCGCGCAGCGGGAGCGACAGCGCGAGACGCTGCTACACGAGGTTCTTCACGGCGCAAACTACACGCTACCGCCAGACGACCAGGCAGACGAGCGGCAGGTCAGGACTCTTGCGCTAGGCCTCTTCACCGCCATACGGGACAACCCCGGCTTCTGGGAATTCATAGGGAAGGAGTAATGGACACATGACACTCGATGAGCTTCCCGCCGATCAAATCTTCACAATGACCATCGAGCTAGAGCGGCTATTTAAATTTGCCCGTTGCACACCTGAGTGTCACGGCTGTGAGCACCCTATCAATATCGGCGAAGATTTCCAGCTCCTCTCTATGGTGTTTGACAAGGGCACTTACTATGAAGATGAGAGAGATACAATGGTCTGCGGGACGTGTGATAGGGCTCAACTAAGGGCTAGACTAGAAGCTACAGACGAGGAACGCCGTCAGGCAAGAGAAGCCCCTCGCGGTGGGTATTCTAGGCCTGCTCTCAGCGCTACACGTCTGACTGTAGCACATCCTTTGCCAGCGCCACGATCCCGGTGATGCAACCGATGGCAACCTCCATGTTCCCCGTTCGGACGCCAATGAAAGCTATGACCCCGAGGATGCTCAAGGCGAGGAATATCTGTGGCCGTATCTTCCCCACGAAATTCATGGCGCTTCTCCCTACGGTGGGCTAATAGACTCTTCCACGTTATCTATTACCGTTATGACGGAGGCGATAGTGGACGAGGCAATGACGAAATCCTTCGTCGAGAAATCGGAGTCTGAGCCTGTTTCCATTAGGCGGACCTCGATGCTCCCAGCCTTAATCCGGCTGAACTTACATGGGCCGCCCGAGGTGTAGAGGTTGGTGAGTGTCAACCTGTCAACCTTGCCGTTCACGCCTGCTGTGGGCGCCTGTATCTTGATCTGGTCGTAGGTGCCGCCCCTGGTCGTCATCGAAGCAGCACGATTCCCACCCCCGATACCCCTCCTCCTTGGAGTCCCGGGCGTAGGAGCTATCGAGTGGCCATCAGAGGCGTTGCCGGATATTATGAGCGTATGCGTTTCCACGTCCGACATTTCAAACGTCGTGCAGCGCCATCGATCAATGACGAGGGTACCGACCTCCAGGTAGGTCCCGGCGCTGGCTACGCCGCCGATTTCCACCACATTGGTCTCGCCTGAAGGCAGAGCAGAGCCAGCGTATGTGGTTCCTACATGAACGCTGGCAATCACTATCTCTCCCACCGGAGTAGTGCCTAAGTCCACCCTCAAGGTGTTATCGGCATCGCTATAAACTACCGGTACATCCGACGGCGCCGTGTAGACTCCGTGGTCGCCCCTCGAGAATGATGGCTCGGACAATAGGGTCTCATTCACGACCACGGCTGCCCCCGCAGTAGAGCCAACTGTTAGCAGCCCTATAGCCAGCTGCGGCGAGAGACCCATCATGCGAAGGAACATGTACGGGGCCTTGAGCGTAGTGAGCAGCTTGCGCCACTTACTTGATTCCTCTTGGATATAGGTCATCTTCGCCTGCACCCAGTCCCGACGACGGCCCACCGCATGGTAGAACGCTATCGGGGAGGCTCTCAGAAGGCGAGCTTGGGCACGAGCCTGAGCATAGAGCCAGCGTAGGGGTTCTCGCAGGCACCACCGTGCGCCTCTAACTGCTAAGAGCACGCCGCTGCGGAACCATTGCCAGCGGAGGAGAACCGACAGTAACCAAGCACGTCTTGGCCTAGGAAGCGTGAACATACCTTATTATCTCACGAGGTTCCAAGCCCCGTTGACATCTTGGCCCGCCGGGGATAACATTGAACCAATCCACCCCTGTCACTTCGCTGGCAGGGCGCGAGGCCATCTTACGAGGTGGCCTCTGCTTTTTACCCCTCGCCACCTTCAGTCCACAGGTCCGATACCTCTTTCAGCCGAGCCTCGTCCGCCTTAGCACTCTCAAGCGCCCTCGACAGGGGGTCTTCCTTGGTGAACGCCTTGGCCTGCTTGCGGATGTTCGCCATTGCCCTGAGCATCGACTCGGCATGACCATCACGGAAGTAGGCGTTCGTTCGGCTCTGTCGGGTCCACCAGTTCATCTTATAACACGCTCTACCGTCACGACCGCAATCCCTTTACGCTGGGCGTCTGCGCTCGGTGCCGTCGGGCGATCACCGCCCTCGACCTCAATGCTCTCGCCCCACCGGATATCCCGCACCTTAACATGGATGTCCGTGCCGCCGTTCAGGTTGGCGTACATGAAGGTGGGCAGCGTGCCGAGATCCCGGGCCGCCTCAAGGGTCGTGATGACGCCCTCGACGTTCCCGTGCCCATCGTTACCCGCCAACGCGACTGTCGCCTCCAGGTCGACCTGGAAGATGTAGCGGTCAAGAACGCCAGGCTGCTTGAGGAAGTCCATCTCGACCGACCGCAACTGCGGCGTGTTGGTATTCGTGGCCCCACGGTTCAGTACCAGCCGGAGCCCATCGTTCCGACCGTCAGCACCGGCGCCACTGGCGTAGTCCACAACGAGCTGGCCCGATAGGATGTCGCCCAGATCGGTCGTCGTCCTGACGGCGTTGTCCACCCCATGAGTAACGTCAATGTACTCGTCGGTGCCGTTGACCCCAGAGCCGTCCACCCCGGCCGTCAGACCGGAGGCGTCAACCCCCACACGCACCCAGACGGCCGGGGTGGTAGGCATCCCACCATCAATGTAGGGCAGGTCGATATAGCCAGATGTCTCCCGCGTAATCGAGATGCCCGACTCCGGATCAATGTCTCCGTTCTGCAGCTGCTTCACGTCCGAGACATTCCCGCCCGTGCGAACGGAGTAGCAGATATCGTTACCGTCTATATCGACCCACTCGGCCCGCTCGGCTGCCGTATCGTACCGGCGCACTGAGTGCCAGCTGTAGCGACCCTGCTCGTCCTTCATCATGCAGAGAATGCGGCCATTCCGCGATGCCCCACTACCACCTACCGCCACGTACAGCCGTTCCCCTGCGGATATCATCCAATAGACCGAACCGAGCATCTCGGCCACCACGCCGTCGCCAGCATCAAGCCCAAGACCAGAAGTCACTATCCTGGAGTCCCCAGCAACCTCCAGCGTGACCATCGCAAAAGCCCCGTCCTCTCCTCTGCTAGAGGGCACCCAGAGCTTGCCATCATGTACCGTCATGTGGATGCCGTTATCTCCGTGGAAAGGCATGGGAAGGATGTGCCGGAATGTCCACGTTGCCGGGGCCGTATCGATCATCCAGACACCCGTATCTGTCGCAGCGTACAGCTTGTCCGCCCCGTCAATGTCAGGGTAGACCGCGATACCGCTCACCCCGAAGTTCGACGGGATATCGATTGCCTCGTCGGTCCAGACGGGGTTGGCCGTCATATCGGTGGCGGAGAAGAATGTAATGGTTCGCCGGTCCTCGTGGTAGACCGCCGCGACAAGCTCGCCCCCTATCTCGGCTAGCCGCCCATCAAACTGGAAGGCATTCACTTCCACATCGCTTGTCAGCAGCCCAGCCGTGATCTCGCCGCCCGCAGGGGTGCTCCATGTGATGCCGTCTTCCGAGTATCGTGTCCAGTGATCCGTCAGGACGGCCCCGCCAGCACCCAGGGCAACAAGCCACTGACGGTAAGGGAAGAGGCTTGTTGGCTCATTGGCATTCGTCTGGATGTTGACGTTTCCACCACCACCCCAGGTAGTTCCACTCAGGGTTTTGGCAACGACGTCAGTACCAGTGTCGTCTGTCCAGAGTGCCCAGAGTGCCCCACGCCACTGCACCGAGGCGCCGATTACCTCTAGGCCCCCTTGGTTTGTGTCGGTCTCTAGGATGGGGGCTCGGGCGGTCCGCCAGCGGGTGTCGGCGGTGGCGTCGCGGAAGCGTCGATACTCTTCCGGCTCGTCCGCGTCGGTAGCAAGGATGCGGTTGCGGCCAAAACCGCCCGTGAAGGGACCGAGGGTGCGGGCGGAGTAGCTGGTTATCCGTTCCTGGCGCTGCTGACCGCCAGGGCTGACCACGGGGGCGAATATCTCGATCTGCTCACGCTTAACCCACTCGCCACCCTTAAAGGGTCTGATTGCGTAGCCAACGCCGTTCAGGCTAACGGGGCCGACAGACATCCTAGACCACCCTCACGTAAGGGACCTTCGGGCCAGGCATCGGTGCCAAGGAGCGGGCCTTCCCCGCGACCCACTGGTCGTACCGATCACGGTAGTCGCGCTCTTTGGACTTCCATTCGGTGTAGCCGTCAGAGCCGAAACCGTAGCTGTCAGCCCTCTCGGCGCAGAGGTACTCCCGGGTCTTGTCATACAGAGGCTCCAGCACCTCTCCGTCGTACTCAACGGTATCGGTATCGGCTGATACCGATGAGAGCGTGTTGGCGCCTACCAGCCGGAGGACTTGCTTCTCGCGTGGAGCGGCTGGGAGATAGAGCCTGCCGCCATCGCTGGCCCCGTCAATGGCCGGGACATGCTCATAGCCCGTTACGGGGCTCCAGTGGCCCTCCAGCGCCTCGGACGGACCGATGATGCAGATTAGCTCATCGACGTAGCACGACATTGCTGCGCCGGCCGAGATGGAGACGCCCGACGTGAGGGTTCCGCCATCGGAGTCCGTGTTCCCTGCGGCCGCTATGCGTTCCCACCCTGTACCAGTGTGGAGGCCCGCAGTGTGGCTGCCGATTGCAGTACCGGCTAAGCTGGGGGTCACTCGGTTAGCCGTCATAGAGTAGACCCAGACGGACATATTGACTTCGAGCCCCTCGGTGGCAACGTCTAGCGTTGGTGAGTCGTGTAAAAATGTGACCAGGTTGGTCGTGACGGTGATGCGTGCTGAACTGGAGCCCTCCAGCACGGCAAGGTTCAGGGGAGCCGCGGTCTGCTCTTCCCTATTGACGCTGCCTCCAGCACCCGTGATAGTCCAGTCGGTCGGGCTGGTTGCGCTGCCCCAGGACTCCAGGTCGGGATTGTTGTTCTGATAGATGTTTCCAGGATGAGTCGCCCGCAGCCGGTTACCCAGATAGACACGGCGGATGCGCCGGACGGAACTGGGAACGGTATACCTCAGCTGGTCAGGACCAGTCACCAAGAGCTGATAGTCTCGGGTTATGGCAATGTCAGGGAACACGTCCTGGCGAGCGCGGTTGAAGGCACGCTGGATATCAGTCGGATGGAATCGGTGTACGGCGCAGTTGGCCAGGTTGGAACTGTCGTCCAACAGATCGGCGCCACGGACGGTGATCTGCCCTATCGGGGTCGTGACCTCGCCGTTGTAGTCCTGAACCCGCCTGATGACACCCGCATTGGTCCGGTCCTCGATGATGAGATACCATCCATTGAGCTGGTCGTCGTTAGGATAACGGTCAGAGAGGGCAGTCGAGATGACCAGGGTGTCGGCATTGATGGCCGTCGTGACGGCGAAGTCCTGGAAGCCCAGAGGGCGGCTGATTTCATCTCTTAACACCGACCACGCGACATTCGGAATTTGCTCTACTCCCCAGCCGCCTTCTTGATGTCCACCACGTTGCTCTCGGGCTTCTCGGTCGTGGCCTCGTTCAGCAAGTCCTCGATCATCGGGGCCGACCGCGCCATATTGGTGGCCTCGATCAGCCCCACGGCCACCCGTTGCAGCACCTTGAAGTCCTCGTCCTCGAAAGCAAACCAGCCGTCGTCGGGCTCCGCCTCCAGAATGTCGATAGCCTTGTTGAGCTTGCGAATCTCGGCCGTCTTGAGCGTCATGTTCGGTATCGGGATATACTTGCCCACCAGGCTGGCAAGGGTCACGCCGACCATCTGGGGGTCCGCCTTCTTGTCATGGCCTTGGAACGGGCCGTCTTGCAGATAATGCACTGGATGCCTCCGATTGTAGTCTCGTTGCTGGCGGCTTCGACCAGCCACACTAGAGGTTCTCTACGGCAGTGGCGGCAACCGCGTCAGCCTTTGCGCCTTCAACGCGCTGGTAGTACTGGAGAACCTTAGCCTCTACCTGCCGATCAATCCAGGCGTTAAGTTGGGCAGCAGTGGCAGGGCTACCCTCATTATCCGTTCCATTGTTCAGGAACGAGAACGCCGCCCGTATCTTGGTCATTTGCACCGTCGTGTATTCTCGGGTTCCCGTTAGCTTCGCCATTACGCCTCCTCCAACGCCAGGAGTTTAGATTCCGTGGCCGTGAGCCGCTCCAGAGTCTCTTGCAGCCGGGTATGGAGCTGCCAGACCGCACCGCCGAGCAAGGTGTCCATTCGTTGCAGGCTGTAGAAGTCTCCTGTCAGAACACCTACCCTGCGGAGGTCCTCTTCGTTAGCCTTAATCGTCTCATCCCACTTGGTCATTATGACACCGACATCATCGTGCTGATAGCGCTGCATAGTCCGCAGCAGGCCAACATCGTCTTCAGCGTCAAGGACCACGGCGTTCATGTCGCCGCCTCCAGCCGTGATGTTAGTCGCGTGCATGTCGCCGTTGCCTTTGATGAGAAGTCTTACGGTAGCCTGATTCCCCACGTAAAAAAGGTTGCCGGTCGCTGCGACATTAGTGACGCTTGTGCCTGCGTCTGTAACTCCTGCCCGGAGCGCAATTACGGCATGGCTGCCCGTTGTGTCAGTTGTATCGGCAGCCTCGCCCAAATCCCCCTCCAGTATCAGGGCGAGCCCCGCAAGCTCGTCTCCATCTTTGAGACCCCTGATGTGGAGGCCGCCACCTGGCTGGACTTTAGCGAAGGCCCCGAAGGTATCGGCCTCTCTTATCCCGGTCATGGCGTGACCAACGTCACTGGACTTGAGGCCAATAACGTCGTCGTCGTTAGCGCCCTGGTTTATCGTTAGACCGAGGGTCATGTTGGCATTGCTTATTTCGTCCACAAAGATGCTGCCGCCAAAGTGGCTCAGCCCAGCGGCTACATCAAAAGAGAAAGGCGTCGTAATGGTGACGCTCGACCCAGCAATGGGAGCGCCCGCAATTCTCAGCGTAGCTGCGCTGTCTACCGTCACTGCACCGCCTGACTGGTTTATAGTCATCTGCGATATTTCAACGTTGTTAGACTGGGTCGTGACTTGAGTCTGACCTTGAAGTGTTAAAGTATAGCCCTCAAACCTGAATAGACCATAGGAGGCCCCTGCCCCATCAACTATCACAGCATCCTCGGTATCAAAGGAGTGTGCAACCACCGTGGAGATGGTATTCCGGGTGTCTATCCGGTACCACTGTACAGCGGAGTTAGAGAAGTCGAGGGAATCCTGATCATCGTCCGTCAAGGTGATGTTCAGGCTGGCAGCGGGGTCGATAGTTATATCACCCAGCGGGGCCACAAGGCGCAGCGTCCCAGCGGAAGCATCTATGAAGATGTACTCTTCAGAGTTGCCGCCTCGGTTAGCGGCAATGAGAATGTCACCGTTAGAAGTAACATTAGCGATGATGAGGGAATTAGCAGCAAGGGCAGACGTGACGGGGGTGCCAATAAGAACGCCGGTCAGGGTCGTGTTGGCCGCCAGTGTGGTGGAGCGCAGGACGATAACGGCGTCCTGGTCGGTGCCGAATTCTAGTAGGGCATCGTCAAGGACGACGTTGACCGCCTGGTCAATTCTGGGGACATAGCGGGAGCCGTTACTACGGAAGGCGGGTGGTGATTCTATTCTCATAAGTACCGCCTAGTTGAAGTAAGAGATGTACAGAGTTGCGTTGACCGACGCATTGCGGATGAACCGGAAGTCCACGAGGTTGTACCGGTGGTCGTCCAGGTGGATGATCTCCTCCGCTCGCACCAGTAGGTCGGTCGTGAGCGCAGCGCTCCCATCGTTCTCCATGTGGATATCAGCGCCAGTCACCCGAACGACGGCACGCTTGGCATCGCTGGGAATAGCGGGCAGGGCTACAGAGACGGTTGAGACAGATAGGGTGGGGGGAGACCCCATACCCTTACTCACAAGGTTCGACATTGTTTACTCCCTTCCAGGGCTCACCGCCCAATGACGAAGCGGCTCATCACCCATCTATTGGATTTGTACTAGCGGAGTCCTTGCTCTCGGCGGCGTTTCTCCCAGTAGGGCTTGATGCTCGCCTTCGGCTCAGGATGGTGTTGCCGGTCGATCTGAGCGGCAACGCTGTCCTCGGTGATATCGTCCCGCTTGAGCTTCTCGCGGAGCTCGTGGGCGTACTCCTTCAGCTCGCTTCGCTCCATCCCCTCTACTACAGGGATGACGACAGCGAGCTGCCGGCTCGAGACGTTAGACCGCTCCTCGTACTGCTTTGCGGGGGGCACCTGCCGTGCGTCGAACCGCGCCACTCTCCGGCTCTTTCCCAGATCCCTCTTGACTATTATCGTTATCGCCATGACTCTCCTCTTCTACAGGCACCTTCTCCATCCGGTACCCTCGGCGCTCCAGGGACTTGAGGATGGAATCGACTTCCATATCGGACAGTTCCTTGGGATCTTCAGGCTCATCCTCGAACCGCAGGAACTCCAGGTCCTGCTTCTTATAGTGCTCGGGCCAGTTCTTGCAGTTCTGGGCACACCGGCAGATAGTTAGCTTCTCCCCGGTGGGGAACGGACCTACCACAGCGATTGACTTCTCCCGCTCCCGTTCCACCGGGTCGGGGTGGTGGCTGTCCTGCTTCTTAGGGTTGACGTACCAGGCCAGGCGCCCAGGCGGCTTCATAAGGAAGCCCTTGCGTTCGGTGTAGAAGATCTTGGCCGACGGGTTGGCGGCCAGCGGATGGGTGTACTGGCCGTCACGTGGGTCCCAGTACCGGTACTTTTGGCCTTCGTTGATCCTAAGACCCGGGATGCCCTTTTCAGTCTGCTGTACCATTAGGCCCTTCTTTCACTTGCCCATGCCGGGAGTACCCAGCTGGTTAGCCAGATACTCCCGGACCCCTTAGTACCCGGGGATACTCAACTTGATGCAGCAGTGCTCCGCAGTGGTGCCGATGTCTATAACGGTGCCAAGCTGCGGGTCGTTCTTGCCCGCCTCGTCCCAGTCGATGGTCGTTACGGCCCCGTCGGTCGTCTCCGATGCCCTGACGGGCGCCAGGAGTACCAACGTTCCTTCCGCCATCACCATCGCGGGGCCGCCAACCTGCAACCAGCAGTAGTAGGAGGCGGTTACAGCCAGCATCGCCACCCCTACGACGGCCGCCGTGGGCGGCGATGGGTGGATGATGACCTCATCCAAGGGATGCTTGAAGAACCCCAGGGTGGAGGCCGTGGTCAGGGCCACCCGGATCGACTCGCCAGAGACCAGGTTGACCGTCTGGACAGCCGAGGCTGCCGCTGCGGCGTTGGCCTTAGCCGCACCGGTCTGGCCTGCCCGGGCGATGTGGTAAAGGAAGCCCTCTCCGGCATCGTCCTCAATCCCCACCATTCCCTCATCGAACTCGTCCTCGAGCGTCGCGTTGGTTGCACCGAGGGTAGCGCTAATCGTGGTAGACCCAATGGCCTGGGCCACGTCTGCCGTTACGGTCATCCAAGTCGAAGTCGGCACCTCTGACTGGTACACGTGGCCAGCCACCCCAACGGTCGCGCCCATTTGGGCATATACCCAGGTGGAGTCACCGATCACCATCTTGGTACCGAAGTTATGCCGCTTGTACTGGTGCTCCTGGAACTGCTCTCCGGACTTTCCGTTTATGGTTCCGCTCATGTTGCTTGCTCCTTAATAGCGTCCCCCAGGCGTGCCTGGAAGGGGAGCGCCATAAGGAAACTCCCCCCAGCCAAGGCCCTTCTTTTGGCCTACTTTTTGCGCTTCTTCGTCTTGCCGGTGTTCGGGTAGCCTTTACCCTTTGGCATCAGTTACCTACACCGTGGGTGCGCTGGCGTCGCTGTAAAGCTCGACCCCAGCCGCGTCCAGCCATTCGGCGTAACCGTACTCGCCCACCACGACGACCTCGTCGCCCCGGGCGGACGCATCACGTTGAGTCTCTTCGGTAGGCTCCAGCGTGATGGCCAGGAAGATGGCGTTCTCGCAGAAGACCCCTCCCTTGGTGTCGTCAGATGCATCAATCTCGATATTTCCGTCTTCCCAGACCGTCATTCCATAGAGCTTGGTGGTCCCGACGTAGTTTTCCGTCAGGTACTGGCGGGTGATGTCGTCGGTGATCCCCGCTGGGATGGCGTTAGCCGCCGCCGGCACCAGGTCATCCACCAAGTCCTTGATGCCGTATGGGTGGACCACCACGTGAACAGGCCCCTGCCCTGGCTCCGTGCCGCCCTTGACGCGGGCACGCGCTGCGGAAAGATGGCCTATCTGCAAGACGTTACTCGCTCCCGCCAGGGAGGTGGAAAAGCTGTCGAGCTGTCGCAACAGGTCCAGGTCGAGTTTGTAGGAGTAAGCACGCCCTGCCTCACCGGCCAGTACCCTCTCGAATCCCGCAGGCGCCCTTCTGAGCATCCTGTCCGTGAGCTTGGTGAAGACCCCCACTTCGGTCGGGTCAATGGACACGTCAGAGTCCGTGGCCGTCTCGAATGAGGTGTAGTCGGTACCTTCAGTCAGCTCAACCGCTGTCAGAGTGCCGAGCTTCGGGACGTCGATGGGCGACCCCCGGTGCTCCGGCATACTGATGCGGGTCACGAGATTGGCCATAGGAGTAGCGTGCCGCGCCGTGAGCCGTACATCGGCCACGATGACCTGAATAATTGAGTTCAGGTCGGCAACAGTTGTGTCTCCTGCCATTGTCTATTCCTTCCTTACGGGCTTAGTAGCCCCTGATTTTCTTGTACTTAACTGCGTCGATCTCGCCCTTGTTGTAGGCCACGGCCGCCTCTCCTGGCGTCATGGAGCCGCCTCCAGAACTGCCGGGGCCGGTATCGAGGTCTAGGGCGCCAGTCTCGTCCAACACCTTCTTGCGAATCCCCTTGGCGTCCTCTGCCGCCCGTCTCTGGTCGTAAGCCCGGCCAGCCTTATAGGCTTTCCGGGTGGCTTCGTTGCGAAGCTCATGTAGTCGGGCCATGTCGATGCCTCTCGGGTCATGCGCTGCGGCGTTCCACTGGGTACGCCAATCGTCAAACTCAGGAGAGTTGTCGATGTCTACTACCGGCTTGCCGTCGGCACCCTTCACATCGGCTATGTCTGCCCTCATGTCCTCAAGCAGAGCATCGTGAACCCTCTGTGCCCGACTCGCCGATTGCGCCGTCTGGCCTTCTTGCAGTGTCTTGCCAAGTTGTGCCGGGAGCTTGTCCCGGTCATCCTCGGTAACGACACTGGCCAGGATGCCGAAGCCCTTCTCCATAGTCTTCTGCCCAGCCGCCAACTCGTGGAGCAACTCCTCCCGCTCCCGGTCCTTCATCCGGTTGCCGTCACGAGAGCGAAGGGCCTGCTCCAACCTGGCGTTCTCGGCCTTCTGCTCCTCGAGCTGCGCCGTGAGGGCCTCTACGTTAGGCGTTCCGGGGGCTGCCTCTGCACCATTCTTCTCTGCCGGAGGGGGCTCAGGTTGTTCCTGATCGGCCTCTAGCGATGGAATCGTAGCGAGTGGGGCACCATCCGAGACTACCTGTCTGTCCTCTTCCCTCTGAGCGACCATCTCGACCTCCTGCGTGGAGCCGTCCCGATGTCAGACCGGGAGCTTCCACAAAAAAAAGTCGCCCTGTTCAGGCGACTCTGCGCACTAAAAACGCCTATTCAGTTACCGGCGGCTAGGGTTCAGCCTATAACAGCGATTCTAGGCTTGTCAAGTTTGCGCGTATCGATGATGACCCAGCGCTTACACCGGACACAGGTAGCCTCGTAGAGGAATACACCCTCAATGCGCTCAGCGAGCTTCTTATTGCAGTACGGACAGCGTAGAGGGCTCATTGAGTGCGAAGGTTCTCCAAGGCCAACAGGAGGCCTATGGGCATATCGCCAGAGCAACACGGGCAGGCTGGTTTACGCTCTAATATCACATCCCAGTCTGGATCATCAATCCACCACTCCACCCGATGGTCTAAGCAAGTCTGTGGATTCAGATGGGCAGGGATGGCTTCATCTGCAAGCCTAGCCCTTCTATGTGTCCGTACCGTTTCCACAGCACGTGTCATTGA